GAGAGTTCTGCTCCAATATCGGAATCGCACTTCACCTCCACATAGACATCATTTTTCTTGGTGATAATAATGTCAGTTTTGTTATTGGTGAATAACCTCACGACCCAGCTTGAAACTTTTCCCAATCAACAATGGATTTGATAACCCAGTTTCTATTGGAAATTGATTTCAATATTTCTTCAAGAGATTTCACAACAAGTTTCTCACCTTCAAGTTTTGTTTTTAATTTTATAATATCATCATCTGCCTTGATAAAGATATCAACATCAGAACGAATCACTTTAATTGAAAGTGGGTTCTCCCTATAGACATCAGGTTCCGCCTTACCTAGATAATAAAGCCACTTCTTCTTGTACAAAACATCATATAAAAATTCTGTTTTCTTCAGTTTTGCGTATGCAACATTTAGTTTCTGGAGGTATTCTCCGTGGAGGTATGGTATCTTTCCTGCTTCTTCTGATAATTTTGTGCGGTCAATTGGTGGTAATTCAAACATTCTCTATAGTATATTCAGTAAATGCAAATGTAGCTTCAGTTGTTACAAACTCCTCCTCTGTATTCTCCACGGTAAATGAGATTCCACCAAGTGATGTTGGAAAAGAATCCTTGAATGAGAATGTTAGAAAATGGACGTTTGCGTAGTTGTAAATCAGTAATTTAGAATCAGAAAATAAATCGGGGGTATTTGAGTGGTCAGCCTTCTCCAAATCCTTCAACCAATTTGAAAGGAGGATATAATTTGCCATTTCAGAATCAACCCTGAACGATAGGGTGAGATCCGAATAAACAATCTTATCCCCCGGAAATTTGATTGTAGAAAACCTATTTGCCAGGGGGGAAGCATCAACATCCATCGTTGGCAAATCTGCTGTCGCAACAAAAAACTCAACACCTTCGAATTTCTTATTGACGAATTTATATGATGCGTTACTTAAAAAGTTCTGATTCATTATTCTTACCTACGGCCATTATACTCTTATTTATATGGAATGTCAAATCCCACGCAAAAAGAAAGGGGCCGAAGCCCCTTTCTAAAACCAACTTTAGTATAAAACTATACTACACCATCAACCTTAACTCGGCGATAGTAAACGTTAGCGTTTGCACCAGCAGTAACGAAAGGATTGTCAGCAATACCATACCGAGTCTTGAAAGCAATCTTCGGCTGGAATGTCTGTTCACCCATTGCACGAACCATCTGCAACGGAACATACGGGCAATAGAACATACCGGCATCATAAGCAGATGCGCCACGATACCCAACTACGAAATAATCGCCAGTCGTGTACGGATCGACAAATACTTTCATGTGACCATTGATAGTACCAACCATCGTACCAGCAGTAACATCATGTGGTCCAAGACCAACACCAGCCCACTGAATAGATCCAATCTGTGCAAGAGCGGATGCTACATTAGAGGAGCAGATAAGGATGTTACCTTTACCACGACGAGTTTCAATACCAATGACGTTAGCTTCCTTTTCAACCCAATGCGAAAGTCCCTTGAAACGTTCAATAGACCAACGACCATCAAAGTCAGCGGATACTAATTCACCAGCAGTTGTCGCACCAGCAACACCTTCTTTAGCGTTGATGTAAACACGACGAACGATTTCACGGTTGATTTCCTGCAAGATTTCCTGACTCAGAATGTTGGCCAGTTCACCTTCAGCATCAAGACCATGAACAGCTTTAAGGTCATGACTCAGTTCCATCGTATACTCAGCTTTCAAAGCACGAGTTACCGCAGTAACCGTAGTCTTTTCAATACTGAATGCCATTTCTGGAAAATAGTTACCAGAAGCGTCACCAAGAGCTTCACCAGTTGCCGTAGCTACACCAGCACCAGAAGTGAACGTACCCGGAGATGAGTCATTCAACGTACCCGGAGCGGTTCCAGCATGAGTCCCACCACCAGAGAAATCCGTATCGGCTTCATCGAAGTGTGCTTCTGCTCCACCCTGTGTGGAATAACGAGACTTCATTGCAAAGATCAGACCAGTAGGTCCGGTCATAGGTTGAACACCACAAATATCATATGCGATGAGGTGAGGCATTGCACGCCGAACCAGAGAGATCAGGATCGGATCAAAGTTAGCGACAGATGCACCAGTTGCGTTTACTGGAGCAGCTTCCATAATAGCCTGTTCCTGCATTGCCTTTTCTTGGTTCTCCAAAAGAACCGTGGTAACAGAACGGCGATACGCATCTTTGATCTCAGGAAGATCAGAGTGTTCGAGAACCGGCTGCCATTTTTCATTCAATTGTTCTGTTTTGAACATTGTTGTTTCTCCTTAGTTTTACTTAAATTTCGTTATGGCAGCAGTATACGCTGACATCGAATCACTCTGATCAGCAGTAGATGTAGAATTGGTATTGAATGTTTCCAAATCATTTACTACTGTTTCGGTAGGAAAATACTTTTCCTTAATGACCGTGAGTTTCTTTTCATATAATTCACTTGTTTCAAAATCAACATTTTCAGCAAGTTCTTTAAATTTCTCCGACTCTGTAACCGTGAGGTCACTAGACAAACTTAAAAGAATTTTTCCCTTCTTCGATTCGTTGAGTTCCTTCGTAAGATCCATGATAGACTTTTCAGAAACATTCAACTGTCCTGTAAGGTCTTCAATTTCATCAAACTGTGATTCAACAATCTTGAATTTTTCTTCTGGAATATCAATAAAATTCTCAATGAAAAGTTCTTTAATTCCATCAAGGAAATTTTCTGACATTTCAGTCTGAATAGAATGAGTAAGAGCAACTTCGTTGTCCTTGGCCCACTCAGATACCGCATAGTTCAAAAAGTCATCGACCTTTTCAACCAAACCATCTTCGATTTTTGCAGTAGCTTCATCTAACTTACCAGCAAATTCTTCTTCCATCTTTTCGATTTCAGAAACCAATCTACTCTTTACGGCAGATTCAAAAATCGTAGTAGCTTTGAACTTAAAGTCATCAGAAAAATCTTCGCCTTCAAGAAGTGCATTGACATCAACAGACATATCGATTTCCAAAGATTCCTTCCGAGATTTCTTAGCCTTAACAGACTCTTCTTCCTCTTCTGCGTCATCTTCTTCTTCGTCATCATGCCCGAATTCTTTCTTCAAAGATTTCTTAGATTCCTTAACCTTCTTACCCTTTGCGGATTCTTCAGGTTCGTCATCTACAACCTCATCTTCGTCATCTTCTTCTTCATCTTCTTTGACTTTAGGTTTCGATTTCTCGACAACAAGCTCGTCTACAATTTCTTCTTCAGCCACAGAGACTTCATCTTCCGTTATCTCGATTTCTTCAGATAACTCGATTTCGTCGTTTTTGACCTGATCCATTGTTTTCTCCTAATTTAACTATTATTTCTAATAATATACTGTTATTTATAAAAAAATAAATTATTGTAATATCATAGAGTATTTATAAATTTTTCGAACAACCTCATCGTCTGTTCTTCCAATTTACGAGAGGGTGTACGCTTTATAACGTCACGATAACCGAGGATATCGTCATACACCCATTCTGCGTTTTCCATAATCCCCTCTACAAACGCAGAAGGTGCTGATGGATCAGCAACGATATCAATTGTACATAATCTAAAGTCTTCCTTTACATAGGAAGTATTTCCTTTCTTAGCAAGGGAACCGAGCCCACGGGACGATACTCCAAGCTTTACTCCACCATGAAGAAGACCTTTTACAATCTCTCCCATTGGTGTATTTAGAACCTTAGCCTTCCCACGAAAATCTTTCCCATCTTCTGTTAGAGAAGTGATAAGATGACTTGCTCTCTCAGGATTAATCGTTGGGGTAGCAGGATGATTGAGTTCACCGATTGCACGTTTACCTCTAATTTCTTCTTTGACAAAACGATTAACTTCCTTTGTCAAAATGTCTTTTGGGTAAAACCGTCCATTCCTATTCTTTATATCACTTTGCATAAAGATACCTTCAATATACAAATCCTTACCTTTCCCTTCAGTGATGACGGAAAGTTCATGATCAACTAATTCCGTTATTAGTTTCATGCGTCTGTTTCCTTTTTAGTATACAAATTCGATCCAACCTCTTTCCTGAGGCCTTCTATTTTAGACTTCAGTTTCCCAGCCATTACTGACACAAGTTCTTTCTTTGCACCAATAAGGTCATCCTTTCTAATCATCTTAATTAAATCCATTAGTATCTATCCTCATCTTCTTCTGAGTTTGCATAAAGCGGGTCGTTCTTCTCCGCCTTCATTTGAGCATTAATATCTTTCACCTCGACATCATCCTGTTTAAGAACATGTCTTCTGATGTATTCATGACTGAAATACTTACCAACATAATCCCCCATATCCCTCAGAAGATTGAGTCGTGCCATAAGCATTTCTGAATCTTTTATCTCTGCATAATGATTGTCTTCAATGAAATCATATGTGATATGTTCTTTAAGTTCGTTCCACTCAGAGTCCTTGATGTAACCCTTGAGCATGAGCTGAGTTCTCAGGATATCATCAAACATATCCGAGAATTTTCTTCTCAGTTTGGAAATGTGTTTCGCAAACTTGACTTCATCCCTCGTAATCTCGGAACCGGAACCAAACGAATATCCAGCCTCTGGGTCAAGTCTTGAGATAGGAACATTCAGGGAGCGGAAAAGTTTCTTTTGAAAATATATAATGTCATCTATCGCAGAGAGGTT